GATCCATCGACACGTAGTACCGATATCTGCGGGTACCCTTCTTGGTGCTGGACGGCGTCATGGCTGCGCCCGTTGCGGTAAAGAGAAGCCCCTTCAACAATGCGGACGTTTGCGTCCGGCTGTTGTTTGCCCGTTTTCGGGGGCTCTCGCCCATGATGTCATGGACCTGCTCCCACAGACGGGTGTCAATGATGGCCTGGTGTTCTCCGGCATAGGCCTTGCCCTTGTGCACGGCTTCACCGCGATAGACGCGGTTGTTTAGCAGGCGATAGAGGTACCCCTTATCGATCAGCGCGCCCTGTTTGCTGCGGAAACCATCGCTGCGCAGTTCGCGGGCCAGAACGGTGGCAGAGCCTACCTCAACAAAACGCTCAAACACCATGCGGACTTTGGCGGCTTCCTGTTCGTTCACCACCAGCTTGCGGTCGACGACGTCATAGCCCAAAGGCACATATCCGCCCATCCACATGCCCTTCATGCGCGAGGCTTTCACCTTGTCGCGAATGCGCTCGGCAGTGACCTCGCGTTCGAATTGTGCAAAACTGAGCAGGATATTCAGGGTCAATCGGCCCATGGATGTTGTGGTATTGAAGCTCTGCGTCACCGACACGAAGGTAACTCCGTTGCGATCAAAGACCTCCACCAGCTTAGAAAAGTCCATCAGAGAGCGCGAGAGACGGTCTATCTTGTAGACGACGACCACATCCACCAACCCGTCCTCGATGTCGGCCAGAAGTTGCTTCAGCCCAGGGCGCTCCAATGTGCCACCTGAGATGCCGCCATCGTCATATTGATCGCGAACCAGCGCCCATCCCTCTGACTTCTGGCTGGCAATATAGGCCTCGCAGGCTTCCCTTTGGGCATGCAGGCTGTTGAACTCCTGCTCGAGCCCTTCCTCGCTCGACTTGCGGGTGTAAATGGCGCAGCGCAGGTGGCGGGCGGGTTTTGCGGCCACGTCTTTCATGCCTCACCTCGCTTGCGTTCACGCAGCCCAAAGAAGCGATAGCCGTTCCAGCGTGTGCCGGTGATGGCGCGTGCCACGGCGGACAGTGACTTGTAGCGCTGGCCGCCCCATTCAAAGCCCTCCTTCAGCACGGTCACAGTGTGGGCGATGCCGTCCCATTCACGGATGAGCTTGGTGCCCACTACGGGGTTACGGGGATCGGCAATCTGGGTCTTGCGCGTCAGTGTGCCCTCGACTTCGTCGGCCAGGAGATCCAGCAGTCGGCGGGTTTGCTTGTCCGGGCCGCCATAGGTCAGTTCCTGGATCCGATAAGCCAAACGGCTTTCTAGGAACGTGCGGCTGTTGTTCGGGGCGGGTGCATCAAACATCGCCTGCCATTCAGTCTTTAGTTCATTGACAGACATGGCTTTCAAGGCAGCCAAGCGCGCCAGGATTGGTTCATGTGTGGTCATGCAGATCTCCTCTGAGTTGGAGTTGCAGTACCGCTCTGTTTGCCCGCGAAGTGTAGCGAACTGTCTCCAGTATTTTGGGATAGATGGTCGCGATCGCGGCCTGCCAAGCGCACCACCGCCGTGGCCAGCAGACCATAAAGCTCGGTGCGGCGTTCATGCGCCGTCATACGGTCGGGATGCAGGGGATTGGGTCTGCGCATTCCGTTTTGTGCCTCCCAGCCGCTCGAAGCGAGCAGCATTCGAAGGGAGAAAGCCAAGCATACATGCTAAACGGGACATCGAACGCGGGTCGCCGACCGGCTGAGACGCAAGGTTCCGGTGGCCCGAGTCAAGAAAAGCAGGTTTGGCGCAAAGCACCACTGGTCATATCCGACCACAGCCAATTCTACTGTTTATTTCACTTACGGTTCATATAGCTAAATTCATGCTATTTCATGAGCCATCACGGACTAGTCCCTATAGTCATATGTGACACGAGCCCTAGAGTCATAGATGGCCATAGGTGGGCATCTTGCAACTACGCCACTGCCGCATCATCTTCTGTCGAAAGGAGATCACAAATGGCCGAGCAGAATCAAGAAAATATTAGTGGCGATCTTAACGCCGAGCCAGAAAAGGGGGCCAAGTCTATCGCCGCCCGATGGGGACTGAAAGTCACCAAGATCGGCTATTGTCCGGTCCCTTCGCTCCTGTTGCGCGCACAGCGGCGGCTGGGTCTAAGCCCTTCTCATCTCGCAGTCCTTCTGCAAATTATAGAACACTGGTGGGATGCGAGCCGTGCGCCCTATCCGAGCAAAGCTGAGCTCTCGGACCGCCTGGGGATCAGCAAGAGGCAGATCCAGAGGTACATCACCGAAATGGAGCAAGGCGGCCTTCTTATCCGCATCCCATACTATGGCGACAGTGGGGGGCGAGAGAATAATCGCTACGATCTCTCCGGTCTGGTGAAACGCCTTGCGGAAATCGCCCCGGATTTCATCGCCGAACGTGAGGAGCGCAAGAAAAAGCGTAAGGCTGCTGCCATGCCCGGCGGCGGCAAGCGCCGGACGCCCCGCGTGAAAGCGGAAACCACTCCCTAATCGTCAGAGGCCTTGCGCCACTGAAGAAGACGGTGCCGCGCATAGCGCTGCTCCGAACAATTCCCTCATGCCCAAAGACGCCCAAAGGAGCGCAAAAGATGATGTTCGACGACACAGTCAGAAAGAGCAGCGGCTGCGGCCAACGCCACGGCTATCACCCCGCCGAAGTTGCCGGTAACGCCGAGTTGCGGTGTGAACACTGTGGCAAACTTCTTGGAAAGGCCAAGGGTGGACAAATGCACATCCTTCGTAAGCCCTTCGAGCTTTTTGCGAGCTTTCCGGTGACAGTAAGGTGTCCCGGTTGCACTCGCCTGAATATGTGCGAAAGCGGCTAGCCGCGCGCTTACCGGCGCTCAGTAACCCCGAACATTCCCTCTAAACCTAGAGACGCATGACGTCCTGACCTGGCCACGAGAAGGCGCTGGACGCCTGGCCGTAAGGCAGGCGTCCAATGTGTCTCGCATGGCACGAGATCCGTGATCAGCTCACGGTTTCTTCCACTACGTTCAGTTTTCAGCGTGGCTTCGATGCCATCCGGCGTTCGCAGGCGTCGCTGAAACCCTACCGCGATCCAGCATCATTGCTTGACGCGTTGCACCGCAAAACGGGTGACGGTGATGCGAAAAACCGCATCCTCGTCGCATTGATTGAAGCGGCGCAAGCTGATGATCCTTCCGCCGATACGGCGCTAACGTTCCTGTTGTTGGCGCTCTGGCCCGGGCTTGATGCGATCAGGCGGCGGGCGATCTGGCGCAAGCTGGGCACCCTCGATGAAATCGCCTCCGATGTCTTGGCGCGAACCGTTGACCTTTTGCGTAGCCTGGATCTGGGCCGCGTCAATTGGGTTGCGGCCACAGTGTTGCGGAACGTCGAACGGGACATGATCCGTGCACGCAACCGCGAAACTGGACGGGCAAAACTTTCCAGTGACATCGCGCCGGATGAAGTCTCCGCCCACGAACTCGGACTGCAATCGCTGCCCGAGGACGCGGCTCTCCCTGGCCATCTGCACAAACTGCTCGGCGCAGATGCGCTTCTGGTGATCCGCGTTGCCATCGAGGGCTACTCGCAAGTCGAAGCTGGTGTTGAGCTGGGCCTGACCGAGGCCGCTGCTCGCAAACGCTACCAACGTGCCCTTCGCAAACTGCGCGACGCCCTCGCAGACATCCCCTGAGCGCATGTCCCGATCTGGCTCCGCCGTCGGCTTTTCCCCTTTGAGCGCCTGGAGCGCCGTCCCTCCAACCGAAAGTGGACACGCATGAACATAACTGCCGATCTATCGCTCGCGAATTATCGCCGCCTCCCGGGGCTCTACCGCCGCTGGGAATTGACCGAGGTCTGCGAGCCCAACCGAAACTACCAGATTGAGGATGCCGGCACCCATGCCGACGGGACGCCTCTTCTGGCGATTTACGTCAGCGAAGCCGTATGCCCGGGCTCGGACCCGGCAACAGACGAAGTGCTGAACAAAGGAGTGCGCAATTGAGCCTCCCCATTATCAGCGCCGATGAACGACTCGCGCAGCGCAAAGGCATCAAGGGCGTTATCTTCGGCCGATCTGGCATCGGCAAGACGAGCCTGCTCTGGACGCTAGATACCCCGAGCACGCTGTTTATGGACCTCGAAGCGGGCGACCTTGCCGTTGAAGGCCTGGAGATTGACACGCTCCGGCCGCGCACATGGAAGGAGTGCCGCGATTTCGCAGTGTTCATCGGCGGCCCGAACCCGGCATTGCGCGAGGATCAGCCTTACAGCCAGGCGCATTTCGATGAGGTCTGCGGCCGGTATGGTGACCCCGCGGTGACCGAAAAGTATCAGACCGTCTTTATTGACTCGATCACCGTGGCAGGACGGCTTTGCTTTCAATGGTGCCGCGGGCAACCGGAAGCCTTCTCGGACAAGACTGGCAAGCCAGACATTCGCGGTGCCTATGGGCTCCATGGCCGCGAAATGATCGCCTGGCTAACGCATCTGCAGCACACGCGCGGCAAACATGTCTGGTTCGTAGGAATCCTCGACGAAAAGCTCGACGACTTCAATCGCAAGGTCTTCCAGCCGCAGATCGACGGCAGCAAGACCGGCCTCGAGCTGCCTGGCATCGTCGATCAGGTTGTAACCATGGCCGACATTCCCGATGCAGACGGCAAACCGCAGCGGGCTTTTGTCTGCCAGACGCTGAACCCGTGGGGCTTCCCTGCAAAGGACCGTTCGGGTCGCCTTGAGTTGGTCGAACCCCCGCATCTCGGCCGCCTGATGGAAAAAATCCAGCGCCCGTCCGTGCCGGCCTCTGCGCGGCTCGCATGGCCTGCGGTGACCCCGGCCGATCCCTCGAACGAGCCCGACCGCGGCTGAAAAGTCTGCGCCGGCACCCGGTGTCCCGATCGGGGCTCCGGGTTGGCTTTTCCCATTCGACGCACCTGAGCGTCCCCCCATCAACAGATACGGAGCCGCGCAATGACCGGACCATGGAACGACTTCAACTCCGCGCAATCGAACACCAACGTCATCCCAAAAGGCACGATTGCCAAGGTTCGCCTGACCCTGCGTCCCGGCGGCTTTGACGATGCCTCGCAGGGTTGGACTGGAGGCTGGGCGCGTCGCGCCACGACCGGCGCCGTCTATCTTGATGCCGAATACACAGTTCTTGAGGGCCCTTATGCCCGTCGCAAAATCTGGTCGCTGATCGGGCTCTACAGCCCGAAGGGTCCGGAGTGGGGCAATATGGGGCGTGGCTTGGTCCGGGGCATGCTGAACTCGGCCCGCGGCGTGTCTGACAAGGACAACTCTTCAGAGGCTCAGCTCCGGCGCCGTATCAACGGCTTTGGCGATCTTGATGGACTTGAGTTTGTCGCGCGCATTGACATTGGCCAAGACACAAATGGCGATGACAAGAACGAGATCCGCGCCGCCGTGACGCCGGATCACCGCGACTATGCCGCGGTGACGGGTGCGGTCACGCCGCAAACGCCTGTGGCCTTGTCGCAGGGCTATGCGCCCCAGCAGTTCGCAGCCGCCCCCCAAACCATGCAGCCCGCGTCCGCGCCCGGCAATCCCGGCCGGCCGAGCTGGGCGAAGTAAGGGGGATTGGCCATGCGTCTGCGTCCCCGCCAGAAGACCTTCGTTGAGCGCAGCCTGGCTGCGCTCGCCTCCCGCGGCAACACTCTGGGTGTCGCGCCCACCGGCGCCGGCAAGACGGTCATGCTCTCGGCAGTCACCGGTGAGTTGATCTGCGACGGCGCCAAGGCTTGCGTGCTGGCTCATCGTGACGAGCTGACGGCGCAGAACCGCGCCAAGTTCCAGCGCGTGGTGCCGGGTGTTGCCACATCGGTGATTGATGCCACCGAGAAGTCTTGGGACGGACAGGTCTCTTTCGCGATGGTTCCTACCCTGGCGCGCGCCTCGAACCTCGCCGACATGCCGCGCCTCGATCTGCTCGTCATCGACGAAGCCCATCACGCTGTTGCCGATAGCTATCGCCGCATCATCGACCGGGTCCGCGAAGCCAACCCCGATGCCCGCATCTTCGGGGTCACAGCGACACCGAACCGGGGCGACAGGAAGGGGCTGCGGGAGGTCTTCGACAACGTTTCCGACCAGGTGCGGCTGGGCGAGCTGATCGCCTCGGGCCACCTCGTGCCACCGCGCACCTTCGTCATCGACGTCGGCGTGCAGGATGAGTTGCGGTCTGTCCGCAAGTCGATGTCTGATTTCGATATGTCTGAGGTGGCGGACATTATGGACCGCGCGCCCGTTACCGAAGAAGTAATCCGCCACTGGAAGGATAAGGCGGGCGATCGGCAGACTGTGGTGTTCTGCTCCACCGTCGCCCACGCCGAGCACGTTACCGATGCATTCCGGGCGGCTGGCGTTTCCGCTGCGCTGATTCACGGCGACCTGGCGGCCGAGACACGCAGGGCGATCCTCAGCGACTACGCCGAGGGCAGCATCCGAGTAATTGTGAATGTGGCCGTGCTGACCGAAGGCTGGGATCACCCGCCCACCTCCTGCGTCGTGCTGCTGCGGCCCAGTTCCTACAAGTCCACGATGATCCAGATGGTCGGCCGGGGGCTGCGCACAGTTGACCCAGAGGAACACCCAGACATCGTCAAGACCGACTGCATTGTGCTGGATTTCGGGACCTCAAGCCTGATCCACGGCACACTGGAACAGGACGTCGACCTCGAGGGCAGGACAGAGGGCGGCGACGCGCCCACCAAGACCTGCCCCTGTTGTGAGGCGGACATTCCTCTCGCTTCCACGGAATGCCCGCTCTGCGGTGAGGCCTTCCCACGTGAGGAGGAGGGGGCCGGCGAAGGCAACGCTGCTTTGCCTTTGTCAGGCTTCATGATGACCGAAATTGACCTCTTGGAGCGCTCGAGCTTCGCTTGGGTCGATCTCTTTGGAACCGACGACGCATTGATGGCGGCAGGCTTCAATGGCTGGGGCGGCATCTTCTGGAAGAATGGCGTCTGGTACGCGATCGGTGGGGCCAAGGGCGTGCGTCCGCATCTTCTCGGCATCGGCGAGCGCAGTGTGTGCCTTGCTCAGGCTGATGACTGGCTGAACACCCACGAAACCGATGAGAGCGCCTTCAAGACGCGCGGCTGGCTGGGGCAGCCCCCGACTGAAAAGCAGCTGAAATACCTGCCACCTGAATGCCGACATGACTTTGGCCTGACGCGCTATCGCGCCTCGGCGCTTATGACCTTCGGTTTCAACAAGCAGGGCATCAGCCAGCTGATCAACAGCGCGGCAGCCCCGGACCGGAGGGCGGCATGATCCATGACGGTCGCCGACACTATCAGCGCCGCGGAGCGGCGCAAACTCTGGCACCCGCGTGGGGCGCTGTGTGCTGTCTGCAGGCAACCCACCCGTGGTTTTGGCTGGTTCGACCCGGTTCGTTCGAGACGGCCCCGGCCATCGGTCTGGTTCTGCTCGATGCCCTGTCAGTCCCATTGGACGCGATTGGCCAGGGAGCGTTTCGCCATGGTTGATCTCACCGACGAAGAGCGCGCCGCGATCACAGCCACCATGAAGCGCGTGGCGCTGCTGATGGACGAGATCGGCTGGGGCACATCGCTGGCCGATCTCTCCGAGGCGCAGGTGCGCTCTCTAATCGAGGAAGCCGTCGAAGGTTTCCGGGACGCAATGTCCGACATCGCAAAGGCGAGCGCGCTGGAGGTGCCATTTTGACCTTGGACTTCAACCACAAGCCCAGCTTTGCCGATCGTGTCAATGAAGCTGTGGACCGCGCACTCACCGCCGATCAGGCCACGCGGACGCCCCGCGATTATCTTGGGGGGTCCCGCCTCGGTCATGCCTGCGAACGCGCACTGCAGTTCGAACTCACGGCAACACCCAAGGACGATGGCAAGGACTTCAGTGGCCAGTCGCTGCGCATCTTTGCCATCGGGCATGTCCTTGAAGACCTCGCTGTCGTGTGGTTGAGGCAGGCAGGGTTTGATCTCTTCACCCGCAAGGGCAATCGCCCCGATGGTGGTCAGTTCGGCTTCTCGGTCGCGGGCGGACGCATTCGGGGCCATGTCGATGGCATCATTGCCGCCGGGCCCGAAGGCTTTGGTCTCGCCGTCCCCGCGCTCTGGGAATGCAAAACCATGAATGCGAAGAACTGGCGGGCCTGCGTCAAGGACGGCGTGACCAAGTCGAAACCGGTCTACGCCGCCCAGATTGCGGTCTATCAGGCTTACATGGAAGCGAGCGTGCCCGGCATCAGCGCCGCCCCTGCGCTCTTTACGGCGATCAACAAGGACACGGCCGAACTTCACCACGAGCTGGTGCTCTTCGACGCCGATCTCGCGCAGCGCATGTCCGACAGGGGCGTGCGGATCCTGCAGGCGACTGATGCGGGCGAGTTACTGCCTCGCATCGCGACCACGTCCGACTTCTTCGAGTGCCGCTTCTGCCCGTGGTCTGAGCGCTGCTGGGGGTTGCCCGTATGAGCGATGACAGCGTCCTGCATTTCAACCCGTGGATGGACTTCAACGACGGCCCACCGTCCGAGAACCCCTTTGGCTGCGATCCCGACCCTGAACAGATCACTGTGTTTCTCGACACCGTTTATAGCTGGTGTGAGGGGCTCATCCCGCTGAGGGGCTTTGTCGACAAAGGGCAAGGCCGGGATGGCAAGCCGCATAACATCTGGGTCTCCGCCGACGACACCGCGCCTGAGAAACTCGCAACCTTCGCAGCCTGGGCCAACCGCGAGGGCGCGGCCGTCTATGTTATCCCGGGCACAGTTGCCGAGCAGGGACAGGCCCGTGCCGCAGATGTTCTGCAGATGCAGGCCATTATTGTTGACCTCGATGCTGGAGACATTCCAGCCAAGCTCGAGCATGTTACCCGCCACCTCGGAACGCCCACCCTCGTGATTGAGAGTGGCGGCCGCACGCCTGAAGGGGCGGCCAAGCTTCATGTGTGGTGGAAACTGACAGAGCCGGTGGAGGGCGAGGACCTCGCCACCCTATGCCGTTTGCGGGGCGACATCGCCGTGAAGGTTGGGGGCGATACCCATTTTCGCTCAGCGCACCAGCCGATCCGGGTCCCAGGAACAGTTTATCATAAGCACGGGCACCAGCGCCTCGTGCAGATCCGCGAACATCGCGACGTCAAGATTGAGCTTTCGGATTTGGTCGAACGGGTCGCCGAAATGCCGCCGCTGCCCGGTGTGGGCTTCGCGAGCGATACCGCATTTGCGCCCTCCAAACCCGCACTAGAGGCCGTGTTGACGACGCCGGTCCGGGAGGGCGCTGCTGACGACTGGTCACGATTTCAGGGCGCCAGCGCTGCTATCGGACATTATGTTCGTCTGGTCCATGAAGGCCGCTTGGATCCGCTGGAAGGCTGGGAAGCCATCTGCGGCTACAACGCTGCCATGCTGCGCCCGTCCTGGCCGCTGGACCGACTGCAGGCCGAGTCCGAGCGTCTCTGGGCGCTACATGTCAAAAGAAACGGCCCACCGCTCCTGCGACTGCCCCGTGCGGATACACCTGCCGGGCCATTGCCGGCCTTCAGTCTCGGCGCACTGCTGGATGATACCAGCCCGATGCCCGAGGACATCATTGCACCACGAGTTCTGACGCCTGGCGGCCTTCTTGTGCTGGGTGGTGCACCCAAGGTGGGCAAGAGCGATTTCCTGATTTCCTGGCTCGTGCATATGGCAGCTGGCGTGCCGTTTCTCGGCTTCACGCCGCCCCATCCGCTGCGCGTGTTCTACCTGCAGGCCGAAATCCAGTACCATTACCTGCGCGAGCGCATACACCAAATAGCGCTGCCAGCAGCCGTGATTGCCGCTGCGCGCGATACTTTCATCGCTACGCCAAAGCTGAAAATCCTGCTTGATGCCGAGGGCGTCGCCCGCGTGGCAGAGGCGATCCACGCCGCCTTTCCAGAGGCTCGGCCTGACGTCATCGTCATCGACCCGATCCGCAATATCTTTGATGGCGGCCCTGAGGGCGGCGGTGAAAACGACAATACCGCCATGATGTTCTTTCTAAGGGATCGCGTGGAGCCCCTGCGCGAGGCGGTCAATCCGGACGCCGGCATCATTCTCGCCCACCACACCCGGAAAGCTTCGAAGACACAGGTGAAGGAAGACCCTTTCCTTGCGCTCTCGGGCGCGAGTGCGCTTCGCGGTTTCTACACCTCAGGGCTTCTTATGCATCGGCCGGAGGAGGACAACAGCGCGCGTCGGCTAGAAATCGAGCTTAGGAACGGCCCCGCGCTGCTGGGAAAGCTCATCGACAAGGTCAACGGTGAGTGGATCGAACTGAACCCGATGAATGAACGCCTGGTGCGGAAGGAAGTGGGTGCACGCTTCGATGCCGAACGCCTGCGCAAGCACGACGTCATCCTAGGCATGCTACTCGATGAAGCTGCCAGCGAACGGCTCTACACGGGGACCCAGTTCGCTGAGAGCTTCGAGAACCAGAGCGGTCTGGGCAGCAAGCACACGATCCGCGAGCGCCTCAGCGTGCTGGCGACCAAAGGTTTCGTGAAATTCCTGCGCGATCCGTCCGAGTTTGGTTACCCCATGACCCGGTCGCGATTTGGCTATCTCTGTGTCGAAGGGATGCAGTTCGGCACGCCCGTCGATCATATCGATCCGGTCACCGGGGAGGTCACCACCGAGACCCGTCCGGTCCTGCCAAGCCACTTCAAATGCCCTCAGTCTGGGGTCTCTCTGCAGGTCGAAAACCCCACTGTCTGGGTCTATCCAGAGGGTGCTGAAGACGACCCATGTCATATGAGTGAGGCCTAACTCATATGTCATGGGTATGTGTGAGCTCAACAAAATCAATGGGTTACCATATGATATGTCCTCGGCGCCTATGTCATGGCCGAAGACTTCTTGAAGTCATTTTATTCAATGATTTCAGTATTTTGGATGATCAGGAACAGTTAGGTGCTGAACCCCCATACTACGTATGGGGAGGCCACCCCCTGGGGTTGGCCTCTCCTCCCGTACGTCAGGCCCAATCGCGGGGGCCACCACATGGTGCGGATTGCATTCTGATCTGACGACGGCGGCCGGTACCGCCAAGCATCAACCGCCGTCGTCTTCCACCCGAGCAGCCAACCAGAAGAGGAGGCCGCACATGGCTAACCCGACTCTCGCGAGCGTCAGCCCTGACGCAAACCCGAAAACCCCGATCACCCCGGCACCGGCCAGAACGTTCCTGGCTCTTGATCTCGGCACAACCACTGGCTGGGCCCTGCGCGGCTATGACGGTCTGATTACCAGCGGAACAGCCAGCTTCCGCCCCGGTCGCTTTGATGGAGGCGGCATGCGCTATCTGCGCTTCACAAACTGGCTGACAGAACTCGACCGGCTGTCCGGTCAGATTAATGCGATTTGGTTCGAGGAAGTTCGCCGCCACGCAGGGACCGATGCCAGCCACATTTACGGCGGCCTGATGGCCACGCTAACGGCGTGGGCTGAACTTCGGGGCATTCCCTATGAGGGCGTGCCGGTGGGGACAATCAAGCGTCACGCCACCGGCAAGGGCAATGCACCGAAGCAAGCCATGATTGCTGCCGCCCGTGCGCGCGGTTACAGCCCTGCGGACGACAACGAGGCCGATGCCATCGCCATACTACACTGGGCTCTGGAGAGCCGGGGAGGTGCAGCATGAGGCTTTACCCCAAAGGCTATGGCGGCCACCGCCGGGATCCGGAACAGGTGAAGCGCGACGGCTGGCGCGAGCAGGGGCTGCTTGCGGTCCGTATCGACGACCAGAGGTTAACCTGGCCTCAGCGTGAACTGGTCGAACAACTTGGCACCAAGCTCTACGGCAAGCGGGCCTCGACCAAGGAGGCACGTCATGGCTGATCGCATCTGGACTGCCGACGATGTCGCGGATCATTTCGAGGAGGCGTTCCTCACCCTGCGCAAGCTGCCGCCGGTAAGAGTGCAGGGATACTTCAACGCCTGGCCGCAGATCGTGCGGTCGGAAAAGGAGATCCTCGCGATGGAGCCGCAGCCGATGCGGGTCTGGCCTTCGACCTCTGCGATCACCCGGCTTGAGCAGACCTTCGACTGGGTGCTGTGGATCGGCGAGGACGAACGTCGCCTGATCTGGTGGCGAGCCGCCCGCCGGCCCTGGAAGGAGATTACCTACGATTTGGGTGTCGACCGCAGTACCGCTTGGCGGCAGCACAAGCTGGCGCTGACCAAGATTGCAGCTCGGCTCAATTCATATTGACCAAATTGGATCGGATGGTTCTAAATGGCCTTCCCGATCCAACAATCACCTAAGCGCAAAGTTGGATGTCGGGGCGGGGGAGACGACACCGATGCTCAGAAGCGAACTTATCGCAAAGCTTGCAAATGAAAATCCTGGGCTCTCCCAGGCGCACTTGGAGATAGTTGTTCGCAGCATTTTTGATGCGATAACTGAACAACTCGCTTCCGGTGGTCGAGTAGAACTTCGTGGGTTCGGCGCCTTCAGTGTGCGCAAACGCGATGCGCGAGTTGGGCGTAATCCACGTACTGGTGAAGCCGTTTCGGTCGTAGGGAAGGCGGTTCCTCACTTTAGGGCAGGCAAGGAACTGAGAGATCGCCTGAATGCTGCAGGTGCATAAAGTGTTGCAACACTTTTCCTTTCGACAATCGCAACAAATTCGTGCTATCTGAAAGGCATGATGGGGAGAGTGTGTCGGGAAGACGTCTCTCCCCGTTTTCGTTCTGGACATGGGTGGTTCGAAGTAGCGCAACCGGTGACCGGCTTTCCAAGAAAACCGTCTCCGTCGTGAACAGAGCGCCTTGCAACCCATTGAAATTGAACGGGTCCCTCCTGTTTGTAACCGTATTCGGGGGGGCGAGGCCCGACGCTTTCCCAGTGACACCCCCGAAAACACCCGTTTCGTTTCGTTTCGCTTCGAAGTGAACCCCAAGAAAACAAAGGCCTGACGGTCTGACACAACCCGCCTGAACCGAAACGGGGATCCGACCCCATTTCGTTTCGCGGACCTTTGGTTCGCGCATCAAGCATCCTCAAGGACATTCCCATGGACGTTGTCGACCTGCCGCTCGAGCAGATCATTCCCTATGCGCGCAACCCGCGGCGCAACGAGCAGGCAATCGCGACGGTCGCGGCCTCGATCCAGGAATTCGGGTGGCGCCAGCCTATCGTTGTCGACGAGGCGATGGTGGTTCTCGCTGGGCACACGCGGCTGGAAGCGGCCCGCAAGCTCGGCTTCAAGACCGCGCCGGTGCATGTCGCCAAGGGGCTGACCGTCAGCCAGGCGCGTGCTTTTCGGATCATGGATAACCGCTCCAGCGAAAACGCCGAGTGGGACAAGGACCTGCTGAACCTCGAACTGGCCGACTTGCTGGAGGCGGATTTTGACCTGGGGCTGACCGGCTTCACCGAGGATGAGTTGACTGCGCTGATGTCGAGCCTTGAGGAAGGCACCGGACCGCAGGAGGGCGAGGACGATGTGCCGGAAACCCCGGAGGACCCAGTCAGCCGCCCGGGCGATCTCTGGTTGCTAGGCAATCACCGGCTGCTCTGCGGCGACAGTACCGTTGCCACGGATGTCGAGCGCCTGCTCGGCACGGTGAAACCGCTCTTGATGGTGACCGATCCACCCTACGGTGTGGAATACGATCCGAGCTGGCGCAATCAGGCAGGCGCAGCCAAGACCAAGCGCACTGGCAAGGTGCTGAACGATGATCGGGCGGACTGGCGTGAGGCCTGGGCGCTCTTCTCCGGCGATGTCGCCTATGTGTGGCACGGTGCCTTGCACGCAGCGACAGTGGCCGAAAGCTTGGAGGTCGCAGGCTTCACCATCCGGTCCCAAATCATCTGGGCCAAGGATCGGCTGGTACTGAGCCGGGGTGATTACCACTGGCAGCACGAGCCCGCTTGGTATGCCGTGCGCAAATCCGGCAAGGGCCATTGGGCGGGGGACCGCAAGCAAACCACGCTCTGGCAGATTGCCAACAAGGATCAAGACGAAAAAACCGTGCACGGCACGCAGAAGCCCGTCGAATGCATGCGGCGGCCGATCCTGAACAACTCGAGCCCGGGTCAGGCGGTCTATGAGCCCTTCATGGGATCGGGCACAACACTGATCGCAGCCGAGACGACTGGACGGGTCTGTTACGGCATCGAACTGAACCCGGCTTACGTCGATGTGGCGGTTGCGCGCTGGCAGAAGTTCACCGGCAAGCAGGCAGTGCTTGAGGGCAGCGACACTACCTTCCTGGCGCTGAAGGCTGAACGTGAGGCCGCATGAAGCAGTCCCGCCTCATGTCGTTGGTCGAGTCCGTCGCCAACGTGATCGTCGGTTATGGCGTCGCCGTCGTGACGCAGATCCTGATCTTTCCTGTGTTCGGACTGCAGACGACCTTGGGTCAAAACCTTGCAATGGGCGGAGTCTTCACAATCGTAAGCCTGGCAAGATCGTTCTTGCTGCGTCGGCTCTTCGAGGCCATCCGGGTGGCGGGCGCGCGAGGTTAGATCAGGCCAATGCCCTTCAAGCATGTCGCCACATCCAGCAGCTGGAGAGTTGGCACCACAATCGTGATGGTGAAACTGTCGGCTGAGGTGCTGCAATGAACGTCGCGCTCCTCCAGCAGGGCCAGTTCGATCTCGTCGAGAACGGTGGCAATGCGGGTGCGGTCAAAATGGTCGGGCAGGTTCCGGATGGTGAGCCGAATGCTGGTGGTTTCCATGGGGTTTACTCCGC